CTACGGATCAGAAGGTTGGGGGTTCGAGTCCCTCGGGGCGCGCATATCCAGAGACAGCCCGTCCAGCAGAAGCTGGGCGGGCTGTTTCGTTGCCCGCGCCCAGCGCAGGAACTGAGTGACGTTCGGCTCGCCCTGGCCACGCTCCCAAGCTGAGATCGTTCCGTGCGATACGCCGATCTGCGGGGCGATCTCGCGCACGGTGAGGCCTGAGAGCGCCCGCGTAGCACGCAGGATCTCGGGGACCGTGGTCGCCTCAATCTGAATCATCGTCATGCCGTCATGGTATCGGCTCACATGTTCAGATTTCCAGACACGCCGATAGAAATGCATTTCTGTGTCCGGTTTGTCTGATCTTCTGTCGCCATGTCTAGAAAACAAGACGCACGGACGGTTCGACCACCACCATGCCGCCCCGGTGAGGGGCGGTTAGGCGGTAGATACGACCCACGGCGGGCGCAGCCGAGACACGCGGAGGGCAACCGCGCACCACAATGCCATCCCGATCTAGAGGCGGGGCGACGGTAACAGGGCAGGTCCGGGCGTCGCACACCACCGCACCTCACCATCCGCTCTAGAGGAAACCCCGACGGCTGCGCGCTCTCCATGTGAGCGCGGCTATGTGCGTGGCTCCGATTCCCATCGGTGTACGGCAGATAGCTCCCGCTTTCAACGTCCTCGTGGCGTTGAGCGGGGGCTTTTACCGACCCCTCAAACCCTCGATCCCGGCAGGCGATATGGAACACCGCTACCTCGAATCCGGATGGTGCACCTGCGGCCACCACCGAGACGACAGCCGACGCGAGAACGACCGCACCAACCTCCCCAGCCGCGAAACCATCCGGGCAATCCTCGGCCCGACATACCAACCGAAGGAACTCAAGTGAGCGACAAGCCCAAGACCAACCCGCGCGAGGAAGCAGCGCAGCTCATTCGTGCACTCATCGACCGCATCAAGACCGACATCGAGGCGGGCACCGTCCCGGCCGACTTCGTGACGAGCGCCCGCGCACTGCTCGACGCCGCCGAGCCGCACGTCATCGGAGCCGCATTCGGGCAAGCCATCATCGCGCTCGCCCTCGCTGAGATGAGGGCCGAGTGATGCACGACTACCTCAGCCCGCTCGTCGTCGGCATCCTGTTCTCGCTCATCCTCATCGGGTGGATTCTGTCCGACCTCCACAACCGCAAGCAGGAACGCGCCTACGCCGCCCGTGTCGCCGCACACGTCGCTGAGATGGCCGTCTCGATGGCCAGCTCGGGAGAGTGCGCCAAGGCATGGGCCACCGACCACGGGCGCTCGTCGTCCGTCCACCTGTGCGCACGCCCGTACGGACACACCGGCCCGTGCGACTGCGGCACATGCCCGCCCGACGACGCCGACGGGATCGACCGATGATGACCGCCACCATGACCACCGCCGAGGCGCACGTGAGCCGCACCCTCGCGAACCGCCTCACCACACTCGTGGATGCCGCCCGCGCCCTCAGCGCCGAGGCAAGATCACTCGGCCTGCGAGACACGGCACGACAGCTCAAGAGCGAAGCCGCCACGCTCGACGGCGCACGAACCCGACTCATCGAGGACGGGTCCGAGTACTTCGACGCCGCCCGAGCATTCATCAACGCCGCCGAGCGCAGCATCACCGACCGAGCGCTCTACATCGGCAAGTGCGCGAACGGGCGGGGATGACCATGGAGATGCTGTTCGCCTGCGTCGTCGTGTTCCTCGTCGCGTTCCTCGTCGGAATGGCCATCACGCGATGAGCGCCAAGCACCAGACGCCCGAGTACCAGCGCAACGCGCGCATCCTGCGCAAGCGCTGGACGCCTGAGCACCAGGCCGGGCGTCTGGTGTGCTGGCGCTGTCGCCGCCGCATCCTGCCGGGCGAACCGTTCGACGTCGGCCACCTACCTCACGCCCGCGCATCCGCGCTCCACGAGCTGGCACCCGAGCACCGCCACCGCTCCCGCTCATGCATCGGCAACAGAGCAGCCGGAGGCAGACAAGGCGCATCCATCACCAACCGCCGTCACCGCATCGACGTGCCGACAACCAACGAAACAACATGGACGATCTGATCGAAACAACGTTCGACACTCGCGACGCCGGTTCTTTGAGTGGCGTCGTCACAACTACCGCCTCCGGCAGCAAAATCCCCCCCCTGGACTGGGATGGGATGGAGCTACCGGAAGATGTGTTCGAACATCCGCTGCTCGATGAGGCGGCGTGGAACGCGAAGCGCGACGAGGGGCGGTCGCCGCTGGATCAGTCCGAGCTGCACAGCACCTTCCAGTCGCGCGCCGAATTCCTCGTCGGCGCGTGGATCATCAACGAACTCGTGCCGCGCCGCATCGTGCCCGGTGGCCTGCTCGCGAACCTCCAACCGCAGATGCTCCGCACCGCCGACGTGCTCGGCACGGGCGCACCGATCGATCTGGACGACGTGCAGCCCGACGAGGGCAACTTCCTCAACGCCATCCTCGAACCGCGCCGATCCTCCAAGACCACGAGCCTGTGGTGCGTGCTGCTCGGACGCTGCTACATGCGCGCGGTGTACATGGCCGGATACACCATGCTCACGACCGCGAAGAAAGCGGGCGAGCGGTTCAAGCTCGACGTGCGCGATCCCATCCTGCGCAAGTGGCGCGACAAGCCGCACCGCGAGAAAGTCGTCGGCCTCAAGCTCACCGAGGGGAACGGCAACCTCGGCATCGAGTTCGCGAACGGCTCGAAGCTCGCGATCCTCTCACCCAACGGCGACGACGTGCGCTCCGGCGCGTACGACATCCTCGTGCTGGACGAATCCGGCGAGGCCGAACCCGAGATGTGGGATGACATCGTGGGGGCCGTCCTCCCGTCGTTCGACACCCGCCCCGGCGCGCAGCTCGTCTACGCCGGAACGGGCGGCAAGTACCGCGACGGCTCGCACTTCTGGGCGACGCTCCACGACCCCAAAGCGGGCCGCATCCGCTACGGCGTCCCCGACGACATCGACGAAAAGCTCCTCGAATCGTGGGAAGCGGGCGCGGGCGAACTCATCGAGCGCCTGCACCCCGGCCTCGACGGACTCACCACCCTCGCCAAGATCAGGCAGAACTTCCCGACCCTCGGCCCCGAGCGATTCGCGCTCGAATACTGCGGGCACTTCGGCAAAGCCGCAGGCAACGACACCATCATTGGCTCCGAGTGGATCGACACCACCGAACCCGGCCCCGTACCCACGGGCGTCACGCCGCTCTCCCTCGCGTTCGCCGTCCACCCTGGCGGCCTATGGGCGTCCATCGCCGTCGCCTGGTACCTCCCCGACGACGGCAGCGACCTCGCCCGCGCCGCGTGGGCGCTCGACGGCGACGCCGACCAAGCCCCGCCCCGCGTCGGCGTCAAGCTCATCCACCACCAACAGGGCAACGCACGCATGGCCGCGACGCTCTGGAAGTACTGGAAGATGCTGCGCCTCCCCATCGTCTACGACGACTCCCCGCAGGAGAAGTCCATCATCCAAGACCTGATCCGATCCGCGAAGCCCCGCCCGCAGACGGTCATGATCCGCTTCGGCGAGAAGTCCGTCGCGCACTCGAAGCTGCTCAACGGACTGCGCCACGGCGACGTACGGCACTGGGAACAAGAGCCGTTGGACCGAGCCGCAGCCGGGGCGGTCAAGCGCGTGTCCGGCAAAGCGGTCCTACTCGGCGCGCCGCAGTCCGATCCCGAGTTCGACATCACCCCGCTCGAAGCCGCAGCCGCCGCGCTCTACAAGCTCCCCGACCCGACCACGGGCGGCTCATTCGACCCCATCATTGTGAGCTAAACACAAAGTTATCCACAGGGTCTTGTTGCATACCTACAAAAATCGTCGTTAAGGTTCACGTCATGTCCTGGTTCTCGCGCTTCCTGTTCGGCGCTCCCGCATCGGCGGCAGCCGTGCAGGCCGTCCCCATCCCGCCGTGGTCGCCGCAGCCGGAACTCGCCGCGCTCGTGTACCACGACATCTACGGCCCGACCGGCTCCGATGTCGTCACCCGCGACACCGCGATGACCGTCTCCCCGATCAAGCGCGCCCGCGCCGTCATCGTAGGGCGCATCGCTGACCTGCCGATGGAACAGGGCGAGATGATCGGCACCGATGGCGAGTTCGTGCCCGACGGCGAGCAGCCCGAATGGCTCACCACCGGGTCGCCGTCCGCCGCGCAGACGGCATGGCACCGCATGGCGTGGACCCTCGATGACCTCATGTTCACCGGCTGGGCGCTCTGGACCGTCACCCGCGACGACGCCGGGAAGATCACCGAAGCGGCCCGCGTGCCCCGCCACCGCTGGACGTTCTCGCCCACGTCCCCCACGGGCGTCTCCATCGATGGGCAGCCCGTCACCGACGACCAGTCCGTCATCCTGCTCGTCGGGCCGGACGAAGGACTCCTGACCAGCGCCCGCGACACGATCCGGGGATGGCGGTACATGGAACGCGCCTGGGTTGGACGCACACGCAACCCCATCCCCGCGATGGTGCTGCACGAGACCGAGCGCGACGGCGTGACTCAGGACGAAGCCAAGAAGTACGTCGCCGCATGGTCCGCCGCCCGCACGAGCGAGAACGGTGCTGTGGGATTCCTCCCCGCCACCCTCACCCTCGAAGTGCATGGGGAAGTCGAGGCCGACCTGTTCGACAAGGGCCGCAACGCCGCCCGCATCGACATCGCCAACCAGACCAACCTTCCCGTGTCCTACCTCGACGGGTCCACGGCGACGAGTTCGCTCACGTACGTCACGCAGGAGGGCACCCGAAACCAGATCGTGGACGACCTTGAGTACTGGATGGCACCGATCGAAGCGTGCCTCAGCGTCCTCGCCGTCACTGGCCAAGAGAGCAAGGTCATCCGCTTCAACCGGTCCAACCTCACCGCCGTACCCAACGACGCCCACGGTGCGACCACGCGCGACACCGACACCGACCCCGAAACGGAGAACGCAGCATGACCGAGAACAGCGATTTCGCTTACGACCCTGAGACGCGCAAGCTGTGCGGTCTCCTGCTCCCGTTCGGGGAGCTGTCCCGCCCGAACATCAGCGGCACTGAGCCGGTCATGTTCTCCGCCGACAGCATCGAACTCCCGCGTGATCCGTCCGTCATCACCCTCAACCGCAAGCACAACCGGTACGACCCCATCGGGCGCGCAACGCTCCTGGAGAAGCGGGAGAAGGGCGTCTACGCCGAGTTCAAGATCGCGGACACCGACGAGGGCGACGCCTACCTCCGCGAGGGCGGGCACCTGCGCAAGCTCTCCGCCGAGGTCGCCGGGATCGTCCGTGACGGCGCGCGGGCAATCAAGTCCAAGCTCACCGGGGCGGCCCTCGTCCCCGAGGGCGCGTTCGCGTCGGCGGGCCTGTTCGCCATCGCTGAGGACATCGCCGCCGACTACGCGATCACTGGCGAAGAGACCGAGACGCACATCTCCGAGTTCATCGACGCCGACGGCGTGACCTGGCGTCGCGTCACCGAAACCCGCACCACAACCGAAACCACCGAACCCGACGCGGACGCCGCCGAGGGAGAACAGGAAAACGCACTCATGGGAAACATCGTCCCCGACGGCGCACCCGCCGCCACGACCGAGCCGCGCCCGACCCTCGACGGTCTGTTCGCGGCACTCGCGACCCGCAACCCCGACGACCTCGCGCCCTACGCGAACGCGGGCGAGATGTTCGCGCTGAGCACCGTCCAGCACTCCGGCCCCTCCGGAGCCACCATCGGGGCCGACACGCAGGAGACCGGCTACCTCGGTGAGCTGTGGCAGCGCGCCCCGTACCAGCGCCGCATCGTTCCGCTGCTCACGCAGCAGCAGCTCACGAACTACAAGATGCAGGGCTGGAAGTGGGTCGAGGGCAAGACGCCCACGATGGACGACTACACCGGCAACACTGCCGAGGTTCCGTCCAACGCGCTCGACACCGAGCCGGTCACCGTGGACGCGCTGCGCCTCGCAGGCGGGCACCGTCTCGACCGCCGATTCACCGACTTCAACGATCAGGCGGTCGTCTCGTCCTACCTCACGCACCAGACCGAGGACTACAAGCGCAAGACCGACGCGCGAGCGCTGACGGCCCTCGTCAACGGCGCAACCCCGACGGCCCCCGGCGCTGTCCCGGCAGGCATCGCGAAGGGACTCGCCGCCATCGTGGACGGCGCGCTCGACGTGATCGCAAGCGAGAACCGGCCCGGGTTCGCGCTCGTGTCGCCCGAGCTGTGGCGCGAGATCATCCTCACCCCGAAGGATGACGTGCTCGCCTTCCTGAACGCCGGTTTCGGGCTTGAGAGCGGCGACATGGCCGGGTTCAGCATCCAGCCCGCAGCCGTCGGCACCGGGGCGGTCATCGTCGGCGCACGCGAGGCCGCAACGTTCTATGAGCTGGGCGATGTCCCGATCCGCGTCGAGGGCGTGCAGCCGGGCAACGGCGCGAACGACATCGCCGTGTTCGGCTACTACGCCACCCTCATCAACAACGCGAAGGCGCTGCGGTCCGTCACCCAGCCCGTCACCCCGTGAGAGAGGCGGGAGCGTAGAAATGGCACAGTGGCTCACCCCGGACGATCCCGACCTGATCTTCCTCTGGCCGGATGTCCCGCCGAACGAACAGGTTGCGGCGACGTACCTCGCCGCAGCGAAGGACGCTTGCCTCGACTACGCTCCCGCCCTCCCCGAGGGCGTCACGGAGATTCCCGATGGCTGGCGGCTCGCACAGGCGATGCAGGCCCGCAACATCTACAACGCCGCGCACGCATCGCCCGGTGGTGAGTTCGACGGCGGCGGGTACGGCATCACGGCGCACCCGCTCGACTGGCAGGTGCAGCAGCTCCTACGCCCGCGTCGCGCGATGGGGGCGATCCTGTGAGCGTCCGCAAGCAGATCGCAGCCGAGTTCGAGACAGCGTGGCGCGACGTGCCCGCCCTCGCGGGCCTGCGCGTCATCGCCACAGAGCGCGCATTGGACGACATCCGCGAACCGACGGCACTGATCCGCGCGAAGTCGTACGACATCACCCCGGAAGCTCCCAACTCGCACCGCAACGTTGGCTTGCTGCTCACGGTCATCTCCCACTTCACCGACCTCGAGCGCGCCGGGGACGCGCTCGATGACCTCGTGCCCGCCGTCCTCGACTACCTCGACACCCGCTACCAGCACGACAAGGCCGATGCGGTCGCGTACAACGACCGCCTCGCCTACGACATCCCGTTCACCGTCATCGCATCGAAGGAATAACCACCATGTCTCAGATTGACGTCAAGCCCATCGTCCTCCGCGACTGTCTCCTGCGCGCCACCCTGTCCGGCTCCGACTCGTTCGACTTCGAGAAGCACGTGTCCGGCGTCACGATCACGCCCACCACAAGCTCCGTGACGTGGAACGGGCTGTCTCCCGATGCCGCGTTCCAGGCTCCCGGTGTCACCACGTGGGCCGACACCCTCGACTACGCGCAGGACTGGGAGACGGAGAACAGCCTCTCCATGTTCCTGTTCGAGCACGAGGGAGAACAGGTCACGCTCCTGTTCGAGCCGAAGAAGGGCGGTCTTGGCTGGGAGACGGATGTCTTCATCGCTCCCGGCAGCATCGGCGGCAAGGTCGCGACCGTGGCTGAGTCGTCCGTGACGCTCGGCGTCATCGGTCGCCCGAGGCCGAAGGCGCCCGTCGTCCCGCCTGCGGGGTTCGTCGCAGGCGACGACCCGGCCACCGACTGACGCGGGCGGCGGCGGTGCGCATCGACGTGACGGCATCGCGGGAACTTCTCGCGACCATCTACGCCGTCCGCTCTCTGGACCGGACCATGCAGAAGATGACCCGGCAGGAGACGAAGCGCATCGCCGCCCCCGAGTGGAAGAAAGCACTAGCAGAGCGCGCCGATTCTCGGTTCGAGCACCGGGTCATCGTGGACACATCCGTGGTCACGGTATCCAACCAGAACGTGCGCGTTCAATCGGCCTCGAAAGGTCGCCCGCTGTCGGGCGGCCTCAACCCCAAAGCCGACTACCCCGCCGTGGAGTTCGGTGCAGACCGCAGCCGCATGAGCACCTACCAGCGGCGTAGCCCCAACGGCGGATCCCACTCGGTCACTCGGCACACCTCAGCGCAGCTCAAGGGCCGCAACCCCAACGGGTACGTGTTCTACCCCAGCGCCCGCGAGATGGTGCCGCGCATAGCCCGCCTGTGGGTGCAAACCGTTGTCCGCACCATCGCCACCGCTCTGGAAGGAAAGCAGGAGTAATGGCCCTCTCCATCGACATCGCCGCGAACACTCGCGTTGCGCAGCGCAATGTCAAAGACCTCTCGAAAGCGCTGGACGACACCGCCGACTCGCTCGATGACCTCACCCGCGACGGAGACCAGGCGGGCGACAAGATCGAGGGTTCCTTCCGCGAACTCGTCCGCTCGGCAGACAAAGCCGAGAAGGCCATCGAGAACACTGAGGACGCGCTCAAGAGCGCAGCCCGTCGCGCGAAAGACCTCGGTGACGCTGGTGACGACGCCGGGAAGTCCGTCAAGCGCGGGATGGAAGGCGCAGAAGATGGTGTCGAGGAACTGCGCAGCGAGGCGGCATCCACGGCGAAGGAAGCCGCCGCATCGTTCGACGGTTCCGCCGAGTCGATCATCGACGCTTTCCAGGAGGTCGCCGCGAACGCGTTCGCCGGGTTCGGCCCTGCGGGCGCTCTCGCGGGCCTCGCCATCGCGGCGGGCATCGGTATCGCGGTCAACGCCTTCCAGCAGGCGCAGGAGGCAGCCGAAGAACTGCGACTCAAGGCCGTAGAACTGGCCGGTGACGCCCTCGACGCGGGCGTATCTACCGACACGTGGGTTAGCAGCGCGCAGCGCATGGTCGAGCGCATCCGCGAACTCGAAGAACTCAAGTCCACCGACTGGCGGTGGTTCTGGGAGGACGACCCCACACAGCTCGAAGAATGGGCCGACGCACTCAAGCGCATGGGGCGAGGCACCGAGGAAATCGGCTCGGTCCTGCGCGGCACCACCGAGGATGTGCAGGAGTACCGGGACGCGGTGCAGCGATCCAAGGACGCGCTCGATGAGGAATACGACAGCATCGGTCGGCTCGGTGCTCTCGCCACCGAGGAAGGCCGCGAGCGGTTGCAAGCCCTGCTCGATCAGTCCCTCGCGCACAAGGACGTGCTCGAACAGCTAGACGAGGAACTCGCCATCCGGGCGCAGGCCGAGGAATCCCAGAAGCGCATGACCGCTGCGGGGATCGAGGACGCCGCAGCCGCAGCCGCAGCCGCAGAAGAAAAGGCGGAGCGGATCGCCGCCGCCGAGCAGGCCGTGCAGGACTCGGTTCTCTCGGCGTACGACAACATGCGCGGTGCCGCGACCGAGTACGCCACCACCGAGGAAGGCGCGCTCGACATCAACCGGTGGGTGCAGTACATGGAGGAACACCGCGCCGCCGCCGAGCAGTATCAGGCCAACCTCGCGACGATGAAGCTCACACCCGAGCAGTGGTCGAACCTCATGGAGATGCCCGAGGACGCCCGGATGCAATGGGTCGCGCAGTTCGTCGCCCTCCCCGAGGAAGCACGGCCCCGGTACTCGGCAGCGCTCAACGACCTCGGGTCGAGCGGTGGAAGTCAAGCCGCCGTCGGGTTCGAGGATTCGTTCGACCCGGACGCGGACGTTGAGATCACCGCACACACCAGCAAGGCCGAACGTGCCGTCAAGGAAGTGGCGAAAGACCGGACGGCGGAAATCAAGGTCAAGACGACCGGCAAGGCAGCCGCCAACGAAGCCCTCGACAAGGTGGCCCGCGACCGGACATGCACGATCCGCGTCAACCTCGACCTCTCCGGCGCGCAGCGGCAGATGGACAACTTCATCCGCAGCAACTCGAACCGGTCGATCCCCGTCTATGGCCGCTACATCGGCCCCGCAATCGGAAGGGCAGTGCGATGACAGCTCGCATCACGCAACGCAAGGCCGGTGGTACGTCGTTCTGGGCGGAGCAAGTGCTCGGGTACCGCGCTGAGCGCAAGTCCCGCAACCGCATCCACGACGTCGTGGGCGGCGGCGTCGCCGTGCAGCTCGGCGCAGCCAACCCCCGCAGCGGACATCTCGATGTGCTGATCCTCCACGAACAGAGCGCCCTCGACGCTTTCAACCTCCTCTCCCTCGGTGAGGTGTACACGTTCGAATCGTTCGACCGGCCCGCCCTGAACATGACGTTCAGCGTCGATGAGAACAGCGTGAGCATCGAACTCGACCCGACGACCCGTGAGTACTGGATCGTCGGGTTCGGATTCCAGGAGCTGTAATGCCCGCCATCGAACACGAATTCCGGGCGGTCACCCGGATCAACGGCGGCGATCCCCTATCGGTCTCAAGCGGACACACCACCTTCGATGAGACGTGGGCACCGCACATTCGCGGGTCGCTGCGCGTTCCGCTCGGCAGCGTCGACAACCTCGACGCCATCGACCCCCGCAAGCCGCAGCGCGTCACCATCGCCACCACGGAATCCGGGTACGTCGAGCCGGTCGAACGAACCATCGACCTCGGCCTGCGCTCCCGCCGCATCGACTACCTCTCCGGCGAACTCGAACTTGAACTCGCGTCGGACGAAGCACTCCTACAGGACCACTCGCTACTTGCCACCACCCCCAACAAGGGAGCGCGGGCGTTCGAATCATCGCTCCGTGCGGTCTGTGACTGGGCGCTGTCTCAAGTGCCGAGCATCCTCCGCAACCTCGAACCCAACTCGCGCGGTCTCAGCACCGGCAACCTCGCACCCTATGGGCCTCGGTTCGGCTGGGCGCGGTCGTTCGTGACCACGGGTTCGCCCGCGCCGGGTGCGCCCGCGACGGTGGTGCGGTTCACGTCGCCCGAATCGGGCAGTGTGAGCGGGCGTGGGGTGGACTCGTACGGAAACCCTGACCTCGCCGCGCCGGGTACGTCGGGCGGATGGCTCGAAGGACCGCGAGTAAACCCGGGCCAGACAATCACGATCTCGCGTTTCATACGGCTGTTCGTGGGAAAGACGACGTGGGTCACCCGCGTGCGGTTTCACAATGGCGCTGGCGCATGGGTCGGCAGCACGATGAGCGGTGCGGTGGTTGAGCAGACACTTGCCAACAACTGGGCGCGGCCCTCGTGGACGGGCGTAGTTCCTGCGGGCGCGAAGTACGTAGCGATCTCGACCGTGATGGCGGGTGCCACGGCGCTGACGACCAGCACCCTCATGGACATCACGGGAGTGATGACCGAGGTGACGGATAAGGTGCGTCCCTGGCATGAACTCGTGCTGCAACCGGATGGCATCAATGACCGGGACATCACCGCGCAGTGGGATGCCGTCAACCTCGTGCGAAACGGCGACGCGCGCAACGACATCACCGGGTGGTCGATCGGTTCGGCGTCCACTTCCATCGCCCACAACACGGGTGCGGGCGTCGGCGGGACTACCGGCTACGTCGCCGCGACGCAGAGCGGCGCGCAGGGAGCCGTGTGGACGGTCCCGCCCGAGATCGGACTGTCCGTCTCCGAGGGGGACATGCTCACCGCGAGCTGCTACGTGCGCCACGACGGGGCGGCACAGAGTCAGCTCCTTTTCCGGTGGTACGACCAGGACGGCGCGGCCATCTCAACACGGGGCGGCACGAGCCTCACGCTCAACTCGGCATGGCAGCGTCTGACGGTCACCGCCGTCGCCCCGGCCCGCGCCGTCAAGGGGGCCGTGTACGTCGCTCTCGGTTCGTCCGCTGCGGGCAAGACATGGGCGCTCGATAAGGCGATGGTGAGCGAGGGGCCGATAGTCGAGGACTACTTCGACGGGTACACCACGAACACCGAGAACTACACGTACACGTTCGAAGGCACAGCGGCAGCCTCCGCATCCCGCCGCACCGCGACGCCTGAACGGCTCCCGGAAATCTTCAACTGGAACCCCGGCCAATCCCTCTGGGACTTCCTCACCCCACTCGTGGAGTCGTCCGGACTGCGGCTCTGGTGCGACGAATCGCGCCTGTGGCGGCTGAGCGGCCCTGGCGACGTTCTCGACGTGCCGTCCATCTCGGCTCAGAGCGGCGACAACGGCAACATGCTCGACGGCACCGACGAGCTCAGCCGCGACGGCGACGAATGGGCCGACGGTGTGGTGATTCACCACCGCTGGACGGACGGCACGGGCAAGACGCGCGAGGCGTACGACATCGCCGGGACCAGCGGCAAGGTGCTCACCGTCGAGCGTGACAGCGCCTACCCCGGCCCCGGTGCCGCCGCCTACACGTTGCAACGCATCCGAGGTCGAGGGCGTACCCAGACGCTGCAACTGCTCAAGAACACGGGCGCGCGGCCCAACGCCCTCACCTACAGCACCACACCGGGCAGCCCCACCCTCTACGGGCGCGCGACCGCCGTCACTCTCGACCTCCAGTCCGGCGTCGTGGATGTCACCACGCGCGACAACACCCTCAACCCCTGAAAGGCACAACATGGTTACCAAGCTCCCTATCCCGTTCGCTCGACACACCACCTATCCGGATCACTCCGGCGTTGACTTCCCCGTAGGCGAGGGCACCATCGTCAAGGCTGCGGGCAACGGAAAGATCGTCGGACGCGGCTACACCGCCCGCGCCGGGTACTACGTCCGCGTGAAGTACGGCACCGGCGCGCAGGTGATGAGCTGTCATCTCCGCAACCTCGGCTCGACGCCGCCCGTCGGTCGCCTCGTCGCTGAGGGGAGCGTCATCGGCGCAAGCGGCAACACCGGCCACACCACCGGCCCGCACCTGCACCAGGAGGTCGATGGGGCCGCTACCACGGACGGCTACTGGCGCTACCACGACCCCAACCGCGTCATCGGTCAGGGCGGCACGGGGCGACCCGTCGGCAGGAACCTCACCAAGCGCCCGACCGCCGACATTCAGCGGCTCGTCGGCGCGAACCCTGACGGCAAGTACGGACCCGACACCACCGCGCGCGTCATGGCGTGGCAGTCCGCCAACGGACTCACCCCGGACGGCATCTGGGGCCAGCTCTCCGACGCGAAGGGCTTCGGGTCCGGCGCACCGTCCGGCGCACGGCCCACCATCCGCCGAGGCGACAAGGGGCCGCACGTGCTCGCACTTCAGACCCGACTCAAGACCGCCTACAGCCTCTACGCCGGGAAACTCGCGCTCGACTCCGACTTCGGACCCGCCACCGAGCGGGCCGTCAAGGAGTTCCAGCGGCGTGCCGGTCTCGCCGTTGATGGCATCGTCGGGCCGAACACGTGGAAGGCGCTGGGCCTGTGACCGAGCCGCTTCCCGTCGTCGTCGCACGGATCGAGACCCGCGTCATGGCCGTCGAGCGAGACGTGCGCGACCTCAAGAACGACCAGGCGTCGCGCCGGCCGACGTGGCCCTCGGTGGTCTCGTCCCTCGTGGCCGCCGCCGCACTCGTCCTCACCCTCATTCAGAACCTCTAGGAAGGAAACCCACATGGTCACCCCCACCACACGCCGCGAACGGAGAGCCGCCCTCCGAGGGCGAACGTCCGTGCTGCTCACGCCCAAGTTCCGGAAGTGGGCGTACGGCGTCACCGCTGCGGCGCTCGCCCTCGCCATCGCTATCGGGTGGGTTCCCGTCGGTGCCTCTCCCGTCGTCCTCCCGCTGCTCATGGCCGTGTTCTACGTCGATGAGACCGGGAACCCGAAGGAAGACGATTAGGCCCTCAGCGGGCCTCTGACGGCCCCGGACATGGAACGGCCCCCACCACACGGTGAGGGCCGTTTCAGCGTCAACCGTAGGTTGACGGCCTACCAGAGCATTCCGGCGGCTGCTGCACGTTCTCGGCGCTCGATCGCGCGACTGCGATTCGTAGAACTCGCCGCGGTACGGCACCAAATGCAGCCGTAGCGCGTCGCCCGAGATCGGGCAGTCAACACCGGCGCGCTCGTAGGCGAGTGCAACGCTGTGAGCGCACCAGTCCTGCGCAACGCCTGCCATTAGTTCGGCTCGCAACGTGTCGCTCATGCCGCCCACCGTTTCGCCGCTGCTTGCTTGCTCATCCCCGCCGCTGCGCCGATCTCGGCCCACGACCTGCCGTTGTCGTGCTGGCCCTTCACGGATGCGGCGATGGCCGCGTCCAGCTCGGCCCGCAGCGCCAACAGCTCGGCAAGCTCGAACTCATCCGCCTCGGCCACGCGACGGCCCGCCGCGCGGATCATCCGCCGCAGCATCGCAAGGTAGCTCATCGTCTCGACGCTCAT